AGACAGCATCAATCCCTTGCATCGAGCCTCTAGCAAATATGCCATACACTCCATCACCACCTGTGGGCACGGTAAAAGTATTACTTGCAAAAGCACCATCTGTATCCAGGGTTTCTGTATCAAAAGTAACAAGTGTGTTTGTTGCAGTTGAGATTGATTGGTTACCTGAATTAGTAACCAAAACCATTGGAGTATTTATGCCAGCTGCCATCTTACGTAATCTCCATTATTGATAACGCAACATCAAGAGATGACGCCGTGTCTGAAGTCACTCTTAAAACATCTGTTTCTTGTAATACTAACTTGCCTCCCCCAAGAGCTTCTAGTGAACCTCCTGCAGGTATTGGTGCATTTGTTACTAGTTCGACGTTAACGTTTGTTTCTGTGTCTGATGTGTTGGTTTCTACGTGCACTGTTGCGTTTACAGCAGAGCCTGTGACGTTGCCAACTATCAAACCAAGAACGATAGCAGTTGTAGAACTTGGACATGTATATACAGTTGTAATTGATGTTCCTATCCCTGCTTTTGTTTTGACCTTAAATGTATTAGCCATTTGTTTCTCCTTATCCTAGTGCAATAGCTAGCGCTGTGGCTCCGGCGTCAGTATACGCGCTTATATCCGTCATCGCAACTTGTTTCATAGTTCCATTATCGTTGAACACCACTCTGTCAGCATCCACCACGGTTGTGGAGCTGGCTGAGGTGTTGCCATCCATAATATTAAGTTCTGTGGCCGTTGATGTGACCCCGTCTAAAATATTCAATTCTGCAGCTGTTGATGTAACATTTGTGCCGCCTATATCCAGGGTAGTCACGGATATCTCACCGGCAACAGTCGCAATGCCATCAGCCACTGTTATCAAATCAGTGTCATCTGTGTGTCCAATCGTTGTCCCGTTTATTATTACATTGTCCACAGTTAGTGTAGTCAATGTGCCAAGAGATGTAATATTCGCTTGAGCTGCAGTTTGTAGTGTACCTGCAAGTTGTGTTGCAGTCAGTCTGCCCGTGCTTGGGTTATATGTTAAATCACCATCTGATTCTAATCCTATATTACCACCATCTACATCACCACCTGATGTAAAGACAATAGCATTATCTTCGTTTGTGCTTTCGTTATCACTAATAGTTACTGTTGTTGCTACTGCTGCTGTAGTTGCATTTGTAACTGTAACTCCTGCAATTACAGTGTTAAGTGCTGTGCCACCAATTGTAATTGCATCAGCCTCTAACGTGCCATCAAAATCACCATCTACAGCGTCTATATTACCTATGAAAGTGGTTGCAGTTACATTTCTAAAACTTGATACGTCTTTGTTAGAATCAACTGTAACAACTTTACTAGCAACGACCGTGCCAACAGAAGAGCCCGTGTCACTATAGTTTAATTCTGCTGTAGTTGCTGTAACACCATCTAATATGTTAAGCTCTGTTGCTGTAGATGTAACTCCGTCTAAAATATTTAATTCTGATGTTGTTGCTGTGACACCATCTAAAAGATTAAGTTCTGTTGCAGTAGAAGTTACTGCTACGTCTTCGTTAATTTTTGGTGAGGTAAATGTTTTGTTTGTTACTGTAGCAGTTGATGTTGCTGAAAGTAATGTTGATGTACTATCACCAGTGCTTGGTAGTGTTAAAGTATTAGATGCAGCCTCTGAGTGTGGTGCACCAATAAGTGTTTGTGCGTGAGCATTACTAGACTCACAATAAAATTTAATCTGTGATACAGCACCACCGTCGTTTTTTAAATCAATAAGACCACCCGCAACAAATAAATCGTGAGGTACACTTACATGACCGTCTGCATCTTCAAAAACAGCTTTACTTGCTGGCAGTGTACAGAATACAGTTTTTGTGCCTGATGAAAAGTTAACAGCACTATCACTGTTAGAGCTTTCTAAAATAGTTGTTCTTGATAACGTGTCTGGCGATGCGTCGGTGACCGTGCCGATACCAATCTCAAACTCTGTGCCGCTGTCATTGACGATAGCATAGTAGGTGACGTTACTGTTACCAATGCCTGCAACAAAAGTTTGAAAACCAGATACAGCACCAGCTAAATTTAATGTCCCCGTGCCGGTTGTTGTTGAGGTTTCTTTTACTCGATCGTTAAGTACTAACGCCATTTAACCTCCTACGACAATCTTAATATAGCATTACTCGAATCGTTTGCAGGGAACTGAATTGTAAATGTTCCGGCTGTTGCTGTGAAGTCTCCACCAAAATCTAAAACTAAAACAGAATTATTTCCAGAAGCTGCACCACCACTTGATTGATAAATCTGTGCGTATCTTGCTGTAAAAGTTGCAGTTGTCCAAGATGTGTCGTCAAAGTCAACAAAAGAAGTTGATCCTGTTCTTCCTACAGCAGGGTTTTGTAAAGTGTTACCACCAGCGGTATAGTTTGTTCCTGATATTTGATTTGTTGTGTTGTATGATGTTGGATCAGATACAGAAACAGTTTTAGATGATGTATAAAGAGCTATTTTATAAGTGGCACCACCATCAAAATCATGGTTACCTTTAAGCAACTCTTCTTTAAAAACATCAGATATTACATTTGCCATTTATTTTCTCCTTATGGGTTTGCAGATGGAATAGGTATTCTAACCACTCCATCCTTATATTCATCCCTTCTTCTGCGTCCTATCTGTTCAGCAGCTAAAGGTGTTAACAATTCCTGATATGATTGAGCATACATACTAGCCATATTAGGATTTTTTAGAAACTTAAAAGCTTCCGTTAGGCAGGCGTACAACAATAATGTAGGCATGTTGTTACTGACCCAAGTGGTTGTATTACTTGATGACAGTCCTGTTGGTAGCGCATTATACGCTAGTTCAATAGTATATGCTGCATTCGGTGCTGGAGCAAGAAGTATTGTGTCGTTGTCCCAGTTTGCGTAGTATTTTGGCACTCCTGTTGCTGTTCTGTCTGCTCTATATTCGTTCATAAAACTAGGATCTCTTTTGTCCAAAAAAACTCTTTCATTGGCTGTAAGACTAGACCCTGATAAGCCAGAGGTTCCAAATATATTTATATATCTAGCATATTCAAAATCAGTTGGTATTGCGCCTGGCATAGAAATAAAAGGGTCACCAGCTGTTAAAGTAGCAGTTTTATATTTTCTAAAAACATCCAGATCAACTTGTCTAAATATCTTCAATTCAGCATGTTCTATAAAATCATTAACAATAGTCGTTGTAAGAACATTGCTGTCTGTTTCTGTGTATTCTCTAATTTGTGTTACTAGTTCAGAATATGTGGTCATGGTGTTATGCTAGTAGGACCAGCGTAAGCTCGGCCCCCTCCTCCTCTTGTATTGCCTGTTGTTGCAGTGTCTGTAGCAACAGTGAATGTATAAGTATTATCATCAACTTTGGTTATTGTATACCCAGCAGATCTATTAATATTTGTGCCTGTTATGCCGTCAAAACCAATAACATCATAAAACCTAACGGTGCTAGAACTTGATCTACCATGACTAGGATCAGTGACGGTAATAACACTTGTCCCTGAGTTTGCAGTTTTAAAAGCATTTAGTGGTAAAAGAATAGGAGCCGCTGTTTCTACTCTATCTGGTCTTGCATTTTTTAAAGATTGTTTATCAGCTTTGTGTGATTTTACTTCTATCTGTGGGTGTTTCGCTTCAAACTCAGATTTGTGCACAAGAGATCCATTCCATTCTTTCACCATTTCATTGTACGGAAAAGCCATACCACTACGATCTGATATTGCTTTTGATCTTTTTCCTGATGCGTAATTAGACATTTGGGTAATAAGCCTGTGGTGTTATGTGAGTGCTAGTTGAAGATCCATCTTCTGTTAGAGCTCTGTTAAATTCATCCTCGTACAACATTTTCATTTGTTGAGTTAATTCTGGTTTATACTTTTGTGCTAAATAAAAAGCTAAACCTGAAACCATGCAAGGTACAAAACGATAAGGAACATCTGTTGCATTTGTATATGACCCAGCATCCTGTATTCTTTTTACATAATACAAATGCATATCTCTACTAGCAGCTGTAGAATCAGGAGTTGGATAAACAAAAATGTTTACACGATCAATTAATCTTTGCACATAGTATTGTGTTGGCTGTCCTGTGGTCAGTTTATTTGATAGTGCAGAATATTCAGATCTACTTATTTTTGTCATGGCAACATCTTGTTGTGTGCTCTGTGTTCTGTTTGATCTGTAAGTTGCTTCAAGAATATCATCTACCCCATAAATACCATTTGTTGGTGTGGTCACAGCGCTTGTGCCATCACTGCTAGCTCTAAAAAATGTGTATGTGTTTTGATTTTCTATAAGGTCAATGTTAGTTTCATCTATCTCCCAATAGTGAAGACCTCTGTTTCCCCACTCTTGAAACATAATATTTAAAGATCGCCTTGCAGATTTTATTTGATATCCGTCTAGTTGATCTACACCTACTCTTTGATAAGCCTCTTCAACTATCTCATCAATAACAAATGTTTTATCGAACGTCGCTGTTCCTGAAGTAGTGTTTGCCATTAGCTACTCCTATTAATAAACTTTAAGCCATTCGCAAGTAATAGTTGCCGAATCTCCAGATGTACACGCTGGGAATACAAACTTAACATCTCCGGTTACACCAGTTGCATTGTTGTTTTTAAGACCACCAATAGAACTGTAATCTAAATATCCGTCACCTTCTAAAGTTAAGAAAGTTGCATCTGTATCTGCATCCCAAACTAGTCTAACTGCATCTACTTTTGCAGTCATTGAAACGCTATACCATATTTTATTCAAAACCACTTTACTTAAAGTTGTTCCGTCTGATCTATTATTAGCCGTTGCACTAACATCTACAATTGTTGTTGTGCCACCTGTGCTATCTGAGACATTATTGTAATGAGTTATTAGTTTTCTATCACCACTAAATAATGTTTGAGTTAATACTACGTCTGCCATTTTTTCCTCCTACTAAAGAGTAGGGGACATTACTCCCCTACTCAGAGTTAATTATTATGCAAATGGTGTTGCTAATGATCCGTCTCCGAAAGTAAAGCCATTCATTTGCCATACAGCTGTTGCACTGCCTTGTCCACCTGTTGCGATACCTAAACAATCTATTTCGCCACCAACAAATCTACCTTTGGTGTCAGCGTCCATAGTCATTTTGTCATCATCAGATCCATCAGCGTGGAACTGTTTTAGACTAACTGTGCCAGGTGCATCTTTATCAGAAATGATAATAGTAGATGCAGCTGTAAAGATATCATTAGCAGAAGCACCATCGATTGAAAAAGTGCCTGTAAAAGTTGTGCCTATGATAAATTTAAATTTTAGGCCAGCCGCAGCAGTTGGTAAAGTTATTACAATACCTCCAGCTCTATTAAGTAAGTATGTAGTTCCAGTATCTGCCGCTGTTAAAGTTTTAGTAGCTGCAGTTATGTTTTCTACATCTGTTATCAAGTTATTTACACCAGCTGTTTGAGCTAGGTTACCACTTGAGTCAACAGTCAATTGATCCGTAATCGCACCAGTTGATGAGTTTTTAGATATTTGTTTAAAACCACCTTCTGATCTGACCGGACCGCTAAATGTTGAATTTGCCATATAGGTCTCCTCTCCGCTAGCATAGTCTGAGACATTGTCTACTGCATGAGTCTACGCTAACTATTTTCAAATTATGCAGTATCTTGAATATACGCTTTTAATATGGTGATTGCAAATAAAAAGGGGCGCCGAAGCGCCCCTAATTAATAAGATTATTAAACTAAATCTTAACTTGATCCTGGTGAACCAAAGATACCTCTCCAGTCAGATACGCCGAAGCTGTATCTTTCTCTAGCTTTGTATCTCATGTTTCCTGTATCAAAATCACCTTCCATAGCAGTCTTTAAAGGTGCTCTTTGGAAGTGTTTTAATCCATTAGGAACATCAGTTTTGATAAAGAATGCGTTCGTGTCAGTTAGGAAGTTGTTGACCACAAAACCTTGTGGCATCATTCCCATTGACTGAACTGCATTAATATCATTGTCAGAAGTACCAACTCTATTAGCTGTCTTAGTAAGACGCTCAGCTACAAACTGTAGGTCAGATGGTATAATTAGTTTCATACCACGAGCTGCAATTTTAAAGCCTCTCTCGTCTTGGAACTTACCAATAGCAATTAGTGATGCTTCCAATGATGTTTCGTTAAGGTCAGAAGCTGCAAGCTTATTAGACTGATCACCTGCGGCAACGGTAGGGTGATCTGTGTCGATCAAGAACTGTCCGTCTCCAAAAGTAGTCGTATCAAAAGCATTGTTTAAAATGTTCGCTGCTTTGATTTGTTTAGTCTGAGCCATAGATCTTGCTAGTGCTTTAGTGTAACGCTTAGCGATGCTGTCATACAGGTTA